GTATTTGATTGGGACAAACATCCAGATAACTTTAAAGAGAAAGGGTATGACTATATTGACAAAGAATTTGAAAGACGTGAAAAAGGTTTTTGGTTTAATAACAAAGGGGTTTCTACTTTTATTACTGGTTCTCACTACATGTACTTGTGCTGGACCAAAATTGATGTTGGGCAGCCAAACTTTAGGGAATCAAATAGATTATTCTACATATTCTGGGAAGCTTGCAAAGCAGACAGACGGTCATATGGAATGTGTTATCTTAAGAACAGACGATCAGGCTTTTCGTTTATGTCCTCATCAGAACTCGTGCATGAAGCTACCACATCACGAGATTCACGTTTTGGAATATTGTCAAAAACTGGATCAGATGCTAAGAAGATGTTTACCGATAAAGTCGTACCAATATCGCTCAACTACCCCTTCTTTTTCAAACCGATCCAGGATGGTATGGACAGGCCCAAGACCGAACTTGCCTATAGAGTACCAGCCTCCAAGCTTACCAGAAAAAAGCTTGATGCCAATGAAGCCGCTACAGAACTTGAAGGGCTTGACACGACAATAGATTGGAAAAACACAGGTGACAACTCTTACGATGGAGAAAAATTAAAAATATTAGCTCATGATGAAAGTGGGAAATGGGAAAGACCTGATAACATATTAAACAATTGGCGAGTAACTAAGACCTGTCTTAGATTAGGATCTAAAATTATTGGAAAATGTATGATGGGAAGTACTTCTAATTCTATTGAAAAAGGAGGTGGTAATTTTAAAAAATTATATTCAGATTCTAATGTAAACAAAAGAAACAAGAATGGTCAAACTAAAAGTGGACTATATTCACTTTTCATCCCTATGGAATGGAATTATGAAGGATTTATAGATGTTTACGGATATCCTGTATTTGATGATCCAGGGGAAGAGATAGAAGGGCCTTTAGGAGATGTAATCGATCAAGGTGTTATCAATCACTGGAACAATGAGGTTGAGGGTCTTAAATCAGATCCTGATGGATTAAACGAGTATTACAGACAGTTCCCTCGTACAGAATCTCACGCTTTTAGAGATGAAAGTAAACAATCGTTATTTAATCTTCAAAAACTTTATCAGCAAATAGATTACAATGATTCATTAATAAAAGATAGATTTGTAACAAGAGGTTCGTTTTCATGGAAAAATGGAATTAAAGATACAGAAGTTATTTTTTCTCCAAATGATAGAGGACGATTTTATGTAACATGGACACCAAAAAAACAATTACAAAATCAACACTATTTAAAGAACGGAGTTAAATATCCAAAAAACGATCACATAGGTGCTTTTGGATGTGATAGTTATGATATATCTGGGACTGTAGGAGGTGGAGGATCTAATGGTGCTTTACATGGCGTTACTAAGTTTCACATGGATGAAGGACCTACTAATGAATTTTTTTTAGAATATATTGCTAGACCACAAACAGCAGAAATGTTTTTTGAAGATGTATTAATGGCTTGTGTGTTTTATGGTATGCCAATATTAATAGAAAATAATAAACCAAGATTGTTATATCATTTTAAAAACAGAGGGTATAGAGGTTTTTCAATGAATAGGCCTGATAAGGTTTATAATAAATTGTCACAAACTGAAAAAGAATTAGGAGGTATGCCTAATAGCTCTGAAGATATAAAACAAGCTCATGCAGCCGCAATAGAATCTTATATTGAAAAGAATGTTGGATTTGATTTATCAGGTACTTTTAGAGAGAAAGATCTTATAGGTTCGATGTATTTTATTAGAACTTTAGAAGACTGGGCTAGGTTTGATATAAACAAAAGAACAAAGTTTGATGCTTCAATTAGTTCTGGTTTAGCTATCATGGCTATACAGAAGAACCTTTACCAGCCCATTAAAAATAAATCAAAAATAAAACTTAACTTTGCAAGATATGACAATAAGGGAAGTTATAGCCAAATTATAAAATAAATGGAGGATGTAAAAATAGCAATAAACCCTCAGGGTTTCCCAAGTCAATTCGTGTCTGACAAAGAAAAAGACAGCGTTGAGTTTGGATTGCAAATAGGACAAGCCATTCAATATGAGTGGTTCAGAAAAGACGGAGGACAAAGTAGGTTTTATAATCAATGGGCTGACTTTCATAGACTTCGATTATATGCTCGTGGAGAGCAGTCAATAGCTAAATATAAAAATGAATTAGCAATTGATGGGGATTTAAGTTATTTAAATTTAGACTGGACTCCTGTCCCAATTATACCAAAGTTTGTGGACATAGTTGTTAATGGAATGGCTGACAGAGTATTTAAAATTAACGCTTATGCCCAGGATGGTATGTCTCTTGATAAAAAAAGTAAATATCAAAGACAACTAGAAAAAGATATGATCTCTAAAGATCTAATGAAGCAAGTTCAAAAAGATTTTAATGTAAATACTTTTCGAATGAGTCCTGAAGAAGTTCCTGAAAACGATGAGCAGCTTGCTTTGCATATGCAATTAAAATACAAGCCATCTATTGAAATTGCAGAGGAAGAAGCAATAAATACCGTTTTAGCTGAAAGCAGATACCATGATTTGCAAAAAAGACTTTACTATGACCAAATGGTCTTAGGTATTCAAATGTGCAAACATAGTTTTAAACCTGGTTCAGGAATTGAAGTTGAATATGTTGATCCTGCAAATGTAGTTTATAGTTATACAGAAGACCCTTATTTTAAAGATTGTTTTTATTGGGGTGAAATTAAAACTTTACCAATAAGTGAATTGCTTAAAATTGACACAAGTTTAACTAGGGTTGATATGGAAGAAATATCAAAATATAGTCAAAGTTGGTATGATTACAATAATACAGCACAGTATTACAATAATAGTTTATTCAGTAAAGACAGTGCCACTGTTTTATTCTTTAATTATAAAACAACCCATACATTTACTTATAAGAAAAAAACAAATTCATCAGGAGCTTCAAAGGTTATTGAAAAAGATGACAGCTTTAATCCAACTCCAGAAATGCAAGATGAAGGTAATTATGAAAAAGTATCTAAAACAATTGATGTTTGGTATGAGGGGGTTATGATTATGGGTACAAGTATTATGCTTAAATGGGAGATGGCTGAGAACATGGCTAGACCAGCTTCTGCATCACAAGAAGTGTATCCAGAGTTTTTAGCTGCTGCTCCAAGAATGTATAAAGGAGTTTTAGAATCTTTAGTACGAAGAATGATTACATTTGCTGATCTAATTCAAATGACCCATTTAAAATTACAACAAGTTATTTCAAGAGTTGTACCAGATGGTGTTTACATAGATGCTGATGGATTAAGTGAAGTAGATTTAGGAACAGGTCAAGCATACAATCCAGAAGATGCACTTAGAATGTTTTTCCAAACAGGAAGTGTTATTGGTAGAAGTTATACTCAAGATGGAGATTATAATCAAGCAAAAGTACCTATTCAACAATTGAACAGTAGTTCAGGGCAAGGAAAAATACAAAGTCTTGTAGGTACGTATAATCATTATATGTCCATGCTTAGAGATGTAACAGGTTTAAATGAAGCTAGAGATGGAGCAACACCAGATTCTTATTCTTTAGTCGGTCTTCAAAAACTAGCAGCTTTAAGCAGTAATACTGCAACTAGACACATATTAGACTCTGGAATAGGAATGACAGAAAGGCTTTGTACAGCATTATCTAGTAGAGTAGCTGATTTGTTAGAGTATGCAGATTTTAGAGAAGAATTTATTAATCAGGTAGGTAAGTATAATGTTGGAATTTTAGAAGAAATATCTGAATTATATTTAAGTGATTTTGGTATCTTCATAGAAGTAGCTCCAGATGAAGAGCAACAAAGACTTTTAGAGCAAAATATACAAACCGCTTTAAGTAGGGATAGTATAAACTTAGAAGATGCAATTGACATTAGAGAAATAAGAAATGTTAAACTTGCTAATCAGATGCTTAAGGTTAGGCGTAAAGCAAAAGAAGATTCTGAGAAACAAGCAAAAGCTGCTGCTGCCCAACAACAAGGTCAGATAAATATGCAGTCACAACAACTGGCAGCTCAAACAGCAATGCAAAAATTACAAATGGAAACTCAAGCTTCTATGGAAATTGAGAAAGGAAAAGCAACTTTTTCAATAGAAAAAATGAAGGGAGAAGCTGCTATAAAAGCTGAGTTAATGCAACTAGAGTTTGAGTTACAAATGCAATTAAAAGGTGTTGAAATTGATGGGTTGAAAATGAGAGAAAATCAACGTGAAGAAGCTAAGTCTAAAAGGATAAGTCAAGCTAACACAGAGCAATCAAAATTAATAGAGCAAAGAAAAAACAACTTACCATCAGTTAGTTTTGAATCAAATGAAGATAGTTTAGATGGTTTTGATTTAGCTGAATTTGAACCTAGATAAACCTTAAATACTTTATTAAATTAAATATTAACTTTGTAAAAAATTAAATCAAATGGAAATTAAAGTAAAATCACTAGATTCTGTAGCGGAAAAATCTGTACAGGAAGTAGAAGAGAAGTTATTACAAAAGCATGAAGCTGAGTTTAACGATAAACCTAATGATGTTGTTGAAGAGCAACCTTTAGAACAAGAAGCCGAAGAATTGGCAGTTGAAAGTCCAACTATAAAAGACGAAGACGTTCTTTCATATATTAAAAATAGATATAATAAAGATATTTCATCTGTTGATGATTTGTTTGCTCAAAGAGAAAAGACAAATGATTTGCCAGAAGAGGTATCTAAATATTTAGATTATAAAAAGAACACAGGGCGTGGTTTTGAAGATTTCGTAAAAGTAAATAAACAATACGATGATTTAGATGACGAACAAGTGTTAGCAGAGTACTATT